GTTGTAATATTCTATTGATGTCATTTCGGAATCATAATTAGAATACCCTTGAGTATGTGCATTGATTATCTGCTCTTTTTCTTTTTCAAGTAATTTATGTGCGTGTAATACAACTTGGTCTGCCGAAATCATTTGTCCTTCATATTGATTACACCATTCAATTAACTCCTGCATTGCTGTTTTCATAATATTGGTTTTGCCAAAATTAGTACTATTCGGTTACAATTTCATCAATAGGAGCATCTTGTCTTAAATCTGCTAAAATTGAATTTAAAGGTTCAGTAGGTTCGGTAGGCACTATTGGTTCAGGCACAGGTGGAACATAATCCCCTATGATTGTAAGGTTAAGTTGGTCGCTAGATGCTGCCCAAAGCCAAGCATACTCATCATCATTACCCCAACCTAAATAAGCATCCCCACTCATTGTTAAGTTACCTTGAGCTACATTAATTAAATCACTATCTAATAATGAGTAGTAAAACGATGCAGATGAACCTAGCACCCCACCGATTACATACATATTAAAGATAGTTGCAGTTACTGATTTTCCGTTTATCCAACTTTGGATAGGAGAAATTGTTTTCATTTTATTTTATTTTAATTTTAGCAATAGTATAAATTTATTCCACTAACTACCCCTGCTGAACTAATAGTTATTTCTGCAAAAGGACAATATTTTAATAGGCTATCGGTATATCTTTGAGTTCCACCGCCATTATATAATGTTGTTTGTGCTGCATTTGTATAAGCCAATGTTAAAGTTGAATTTAAATAAACATTAGCTACAAATACAGGAGATGGAGCAATAGTGTATAAATTGATATTTATACCTATATCGCTTTTAACTAGGATTTGTGAACTTGTTTTAGCAGTATTAATTAAATAATTTCCTGCACCACCATAATAATAATTAGCTAAAAAATAAGCCTTTGTAATTAATTGAAGTGAATTAGCGGGTAAGGTACAACCATCACACCAAGGATAATTCCCATTAGTGTATGTGTTCCAAAGGTCATTCATTGCCGTTCTAGTTATGCCTTGATTTGTAGCCGTACCATCCCAAGTTGTAGCCATATTATTTATTTTCTAGTTCTTTAATTCTTTGTTCCAATGCGTAAACTTTTGCAACTAATACCTCACGATAAGATAGGCTTAACATATCATCACTACCTTTTGAAACCGCACTATCTAATATCCCAACAAAATCTTGAGCAAAATAACCTAATTCAACCTTTCCGTTTTTAGTGTAAAGTTTAGGTGTTATTGATGCAATGCCTTTTGTTTGGTAGTTATCTTGGATAAGTGTTTTTAATCTACTATCGGAACTTTCAAAGAATGATGTTGCGGTAACTGAACTTGAAAATACTCCTGTTCCCGTTACACCAACATTTCCAATAAAGTTAATAGCATTTGTAGATTTAATAATCTTCATTGCCATAGTACCATTGCCATTGTATAACTCAAAGTTATTATCCTCACTTGCTATACCATTACCAATTGTCCATTGTTCAACACCACTTTGTAGAAATTTTATACCTGCTGCCTTACTTGCAACACCTAATAAACTTAACACAACATTTGTTGCAGCAGTAGCTTGTCCTAATTGAATATTACCCGCAACCGCTAATCCATTAGTAGGTGCTGCGGTAGATGCTGAATAACCTATGGCAACCGAACCTGTTACTTGCATTTTAGATGCAGAGAAAGCAGTTGGTCCAATAGTTACATTACCCGAAACATCAATAACCATTTTTTGAGTATAAGATGGAATTGTACCTGCAGTTCCTGAAGCTGCGGTATAGAATATGTGTTGACCTGTATTTTGTAAATATGCAGTAGCAGGAGCAGTAGTAATATACCTATCTTCTCCTGATGTATTTACAAATGAATTATTCATTAATCGTAAAACACTTGTTGAAGTACCTGCAAGTGAAGCAGTTGCATTTAATTGTATAGCACTATAAGCAGTACTCCACGCACTTGGGGATACTCCAACCCCAATGTTTCCTGCTACTTGTAAACCATTCGTAGGTGCAGCGGTACTTGCACTATATCCTATGGCTGCATTGCCGTTGACTTGAAGTTTAGAGCCTATGGTTGCAGTTCCAATTCCAACAACACCTGTGCCATTTAAAGTCATTATAGTACTTTGTGAACCTCCTGTTCCTGATAATCTAAACTGCATTAAATTAGTACCCGAACCTGTTGAACTATAAATGCTATTAAAATAATTAGCACTACCTTGAGAAATTCTTTCAAATCTTATATATTCTGTTGGTGCAGCATCTTGACCATTGTTATCTATTGCAAGTGTTCCCCTTATTATAGAACTTGCTGAAACATCTAATTTATAACTAGGCGTTGCAGTTCCTATCCCTAATCTATTGTTTGTATCATCCCAAAAGAAATTAGCATTGTCTTGAGCAAGTACACCTGCTGCACCTGCAAATAAAACACTACCTGCGGTTGCACTTGTAATGCTACCACCTATTGCCATTGAACCACCACCACTATATTGAGGAATGTTTAAAGTATTCCCTACTAATGTAGCTGCACCACTTGTTCCTGTTGTAGTTAATGTTAAAGAACCTTGATATGTATTTGTATCTAAAGCAAAAGTTCCTGATGCGGTCATCTTAACAAACGAAGTAGAAACAAAAGTTAAACCTGCTAAAGAAGTTAAGTTAGCTGAATTATTTTGCTTGTTATTAAAAGTTGTCCAATCGGTAGAACTTAATAATCCATTTTGTGATGTTGTTGCAGTTGCAATAGCCAAAGTAATCGTTCCGCTTGTTGTTACAGGACTTGAACCTATTGTTACTCCACTTGTTGCAGAAGATAATCCTACACTTGTAACTGTTCCGCTTCCTTTACCATTAAAAGTATTCCAATCAGTAGAACTTAAATAACCATTTGTTGAAGTAGTCGCTTGACTTATTGATATTACATTTGATGTAATACTTAAAGGGCTTGTTGCACTTGTAATTCTATTTGTATAAGCAGTATCCCAAGTTGTTTGTGATGCATCAGTAGGTATTGAATATCCTGCTGCAAAAGTAACACCTAATGTACCACTTGTTGTAATAGGACTTCCACTTACTGACAATCCTGTTGGAACTGTCATTGCAACACTCGTTACTGTTCCTGTATTTGCATCCGTATCGTTAACCCACGCAGTTCCATTATATTTTAATACTTGTCCTGTTGTTGGACTTGTTATTGTTACATCTGAAAGTTGAGTTAAGCTATAATCACCTTCCGTTGCTACAACTGCACCTGTACGACCAAACACACTTGTAACACCACCAATGTATTGTGGTATGTTTAATACCCCTGTTGTGTTGTTATAAGTAGCTGCTCCGCTAGTTCCTGTTGTCGTCAAACTAATAGCTGCCCTTGCTAAAGCATCGGTGTATTGAGTTATTGTTGAAGCAATAGTAAAAGAAGGATAAGTACCACTAACTGATATTCCTGCACCTGCGGTTAAAGAAACAGTTTGGTCAGGAGCAGAGTTTGTTATAACCCCTGTTGTATTGTTGTAACTTATTCCTGTACCTGCACTTAAAGAACCTAAAGTAATATAGTTAGAACCATTAGTGATTTGATTGTTATTAGTAGGGATTGTTATAACACCTGTTGTAGAGTTATAAGCACCACTACCTGCTACGAATGATAAAGCTAATCTTGCCCTTGAATCAGTAAAGTAAAGGTTACCACTTTCAGTAACTTGTGCAGTTGTATAATCTCCGCTTGTTGCAACTACTGCTCCTGTTCTACCGAATACCGAAGTAACAGGATAGGATATGTCGCTTGTTAAAGCTAAAGTACCTGTTGCATTAGGAAAAGTAAAAGTATATCCTGTTGCAGATGGTAAAGTAAATGAATTACTAATACCGCCACCACTTGTGAACTTAACCCCATTAGTCAATCCACCTAAATTCATATACCCTGCTAAAGAGTTACTTGAAGCATTTTGTAAGAATATGCCTCCGTTATTTTTAGTAGCATCATTAAAAGTCTTTGTTCCTGCTATCGTTTGAGTTCCTGTTGTAATCAATCCCCTTGCAGTTGCACTCGCATCAGGAATGTTAAAAGTATGCGTAGCAGTTGTACTTGAGATATTGAAATCCGTTCCACTCGTTCCTGTTTGAAAGTATTGCACTTGAGCAGTCAAACCATTCAATGCAGTAATACCTGTACTAAATGTTGTTATAACTTGACACAAATGAGAATCTTGAGTATGAATAGTTGTAGTCTTACCACCGCTATTTGTAGCGTATAACTTAATAGCCAACCTATCCGTTAAAGTTAAACTTGTAGCAGGAACTGCCATTGCAAAAGTGTAAAGATTCAAAGCAGTACCATCGTATAAAATCTCGTGTGGACTTGTTGCAATCAAAGTGAAAGTAGTTCCATCGTACTTATAAAGTTCAGCGTATAATTCAGGTGTACCTCCATTAGAACTCATTGAAGCATAAATCTCATAGTTCCAATTTCCTGCTGGTATGTTTAATTGTGCAGGGTCGTTAGCATCAGTTAAGAAAGATACTATTAAACCATCACCTGCTAAAGAAAAATCTACTCCTGTTCCTACTACCGCAGTTTTACTCATTTCATAATAAGTAACACCACCAATAGTGCCTTGACTTGTTCCTCCATTAAGATAATACGAAACCGATGAACCGCCACCACCACTTGAAGGGAAATCTGCTAAAGTACCATCTCCCCTGATATATTGTGAAGCAACACCTGCTCCTGTTACTGCAATCGTTCCATTAGCCGTTAAAGGGCTATTTGCGACACTAAAAGCACTCGGCATAGATAAACCTATGGAAGTGATTAAAGTAGGGAATGTTGTCAAATTTCCTGCTCCGTTTACATATTGAAGATTTGTTCCGTTGAATCCTATGTTAATTGTTCCGCTTGTAGTAATTGGTGAGCCTGTAATATTTAAAGAATCTCCGCTTTCAGTAATCGCAACACTCGTAACTGTTCCTGTTGCACCTGAAGCCCTTTGCCATATACTTCCTGAATATATGGCTTGGTCTCCGTTGAAAAATGTAATCGGACCAGCCCCAAAATTAAACGCAGTTCCGCCAACCGCTGCACCTTCAACTAAATATACATCGCCTTGATTTCCTGTGCCATTTACTAAAGTAGGTGTATTTGTAGAAATATTCCAAGTTCCCTTGTACTCCATTACGGAGTTAGGTAATTGACTTACCAATATCTTACCATTGACATCAAGTCTTGGTACACCATTAGCAACATCAAATCCTAATGAAGTCAATACCCCACTTGTTCCAATAATTACATCTTGTAAATTCCTAACTTTCGCACCTGCTGAAACAACTATTTGATTTGCCATCTTATATTAATTTATAACTAAATTATTGAAATAATGCCCTTATGAACTCCCCACTTTCTAATACCCTTCCAAATGTCAATACCCCTGTCGTACTATTCCACTTTACTTGCTCATCCACAGCCGTTCCTGTCGTTAAAATATCTTGAACATCAATACCACCACGAGAAACATAAAGACAAGCCTTGCCTATCATATCGCCATAAGTAATAGTTGTTTCTCCACCTGCTGCAACAGTTCCCTTTGTGTAAACCGCACCTCCAGCAACAATTACAACCCCTTCAGGATTGATTTCCGTTCCTGTTGTAGCATAAGCACCTGTACCCTGTAACGATACACTATACGTTGCTATGTCCTTGTAAGGTGCATTTATTTGTAAACTTGTTAAATTGCAATCCCCACTAATTACTACCAACCCATCAACTCCGTTGTCAATAACAAACTTTACTAAAATTGTAGTGCGGTCTTGTTGTTGCTCAAGTAAGAATAAATAGCCATAACCATCCAAAGTTATAAGACCATCACAAGTTACACTCCAAGTTGCAGTATCGTTCTTGTATTCTCTATACCACGCACTCGTTTGGCTTGTTACTTCTTTTTGGTCAACACTTACACTAAATG